CTCACACATAGACACAAACACATTGATGCTGATCGGCGAATCCACTGAAGGACACACAAGATCATTCAAAACATCAATTTCCAGGATCCCGTTAACAAGATCCTGAGTCAGAGCCAAGCGAAGAGAATCACTAAAATTAACAGTAGTGTCACTCAAAGTGCCACACTGCAACCAAGCCTGCGCTTGAGCCCACCCAACAACAATTTCGAAATCATCCTCTTCCGCAATATCAACAACACGACTATAATTGGTGTTATATTCAACAGCGGCATCAAAATTATTGGGATCATATCGAACCAAAATCCTCCCCTTGTGAAAATCAGACTTTACAATCTGAAAACGAAACTTCACAGAGCCAGTCCACCTATCAAAACATTGAGCAAGCATGGACATGGGCGTAGGATGGATCTCCGAATTAAGAACGTCGAACAACATAGGTGTTACTCGACAATTCCAAAGCAAAGTGTCAGGTCCAGCATCTGGAGACCACGTAAATTGAGTCAAATAAGACTCACGCTGCGCGATGTCCAGAATGCCCATCTGGTCGGTGCCATCAAGACCTGAAACCCGGGAATCAATAGTAATCTCCGCCTTACTATCCAACGTAAGCTTGTGAACTGCGTCACCAGCATCAACATTGGTAAGATTCCCCGTCGGATTCGGCTTAAATAGCTGAATATCCGACACAATGGAAGGCCGCGAATAACCAAAAATCTTCGCAACCTCCCCAACCTTGCCCGCAACCATTTGGGTCGCAAGGGCATAAGGACGAATTAGCGGTAATTCCGACAAAACACCGGCAGCCTTAGCCACTAAAGCAGCTGGCTTCGATATAATGCCGGAACCATATTCGTCACTTGCCGTAATCGAATTGCCCTTATTTTTCTGACTAAGCTGGTTCTTCTTACCAGCCTGCGAAACCAAAGGAACAATACGCGTGGGCATAGTGAGAACGACGTCCTCAGCCCACAAATAAATGGTAACCGTAACTGGATCATTACCACCATTAGCGTGAAGCAAATTGCCAAACGACTTAATGGTAATCTCTCCCATGTCGTTATAATCCTCATCGGACAATGACAGGTAATTGTTATTCCAGAAAAACGGCATACACAGCTCACCTCCAGTATTTTTAGTGGGGTTCAGAAAGAAATGAGGTTTCTGAGAAGCCTGGATTAAATCCTGGCTCAAAAAATTCCTCTGCACAGTAATCTGGTCAAAACCAGACAAAGGATTGTAACTAACGAGCGAACGTCCATAATGGAACTTCGTACCGCTAATCACCATCTTACAATGTAACTTCAAGCGAATAAGCTCAAAATTCTTAATCTTATCCTGAACAAAAGG